CGCTCGTCCCCTTCGTCCGTGCTGCACTCGTGCAGTTCCCGCCGGCGCCCCCTGCCGTAACCGGCAGATCCTTTGAAAGAGAGATTGAGTCTGATAGTGCAATCGCGATTTGAGCACCCGTGTCACCTTCTTTCACGGCCACCTGCAGGCGTTCGCCTCCAATGTAGAAGGAGAGCGTACCGGCCTCGAGGGCAGTTCCTGTAATCTCGACCTTGCCTGCTGCCGCACCTGCAGACTGACCATCGACTAATGGGATACACACCAGCTGACCGAAGCTGTCGACGGTACGATAGGCATCTACCATACGTGTGAGCATCGAACCGCGACCGAAGAGTTTCTTCGCCATCGCTACAGTCGAAACTGTCACCGGCACACCCTTTTCGGCCGTTCCCGACTCAAGCTTCTGACCAATCAATAAACTCTGAGAAGTATTAGTCGGCGTGTAAGCCGCAGAATTATCCATCTCAGCATAAAAAAGCGGCACTCGAATGCCGCTCGGAATGGTATTGAAAGAAATACTCATAGATCCACCTTGATATGTCCTTCGAGCCGGCCATCCGGCTGATCTTTCTGCATCGACGGATCAATGCAGTCCACATCGACATCCATGCCATCGAACGGCGACAGGGCATCGAGCTCGACCTTCTGGTAAGTGTCAGAAGTATCGATGTAGGTCTCAAAAGAAAACTCAAACTGATAGGCCGCACGTGCCGCGTCGATGTAGATGAGAACTCCGCCTTCGTAGACGATCTCACTGAACTCATCCTTGGGCTTCATGTGCCACGAAAGAATCGCTCGAAAGATCTCTGGACGCAGTACTTCAAGCCACCGACCGGCATCCTGCCCACGTTCGTCTGCACAGTTCGGCACGACTACGATCACCCCGAAGGTATTCGTAATCACCTGGTAATACCCGTTATTGGACTCCTGCGCTCCAGCATCCTCACGAAGCGGAGCAACGTAGGCAAAAGGCACGGGCGCATTCTCAGCGCGCTCAAGGCCTGCCCACTGCGCTGCGCCGCCAACCCTCTGGTGAAAGGAAGGGCAACGCTCCCGCAATGCGCTAATGATTGGATCCAGCTTCATACAATCCCCGGCTTAATGGCATTTGCTAGCGCGTTTGCCATCGTTTCATGAAATGTTCCTGAATACTGCTCGGCCGCTGCTGGAACAAAGTTCTTACGCGGCTTCGCTACCTTCTCACCGGGTCGTTTTTTGTGACGCCGCGATTGCTCCAGCGTTTCTGATCCTGGCCCACGATGCCCATAAACGACAAATGCCGGGTAATAAACCGGCATTCGCTGAGTCTTCGTCGGATAAACCGCGACGGAGTAGCCTGATCGGGACACTTTGACGCGTAGAGAGCGTTGCATTTCACCAGAGTCGCGGCCCGGAAAGTCACCAGCCTCGGAAACAGACCGTCGCGAAATCAACTTTCTGGCAAGTTTACGAACGTCATTACCTGCTTTCCGGAGTGGCTTACGCAACTCTTTCGAGTCGTAATCAATCGTTCGAAATCCAGGATCGACGCGTGTTTGAACCAACATTTGCTTTCTCCTCGACGTCAAGCACAGTGAAACGGTTGACCTCGCCAAGATCAGCAACGCGCTGCACGCGGTAGCGGATGCCGTCAACCTCAAGCTCAACCACCCCGGCGAAGTCCTGCGGGCGAGTGCGACCTTTAATGCGACGTACCGTGATGCGGTGCGTCACGCCGGAATCGACCTGCTTCGCGCCCCAGTAGATAGTCGCGCCCACGGGTTCGATCTTCCCCCAGACCTCATCCTCGTGAGCTGTCGCCTTCGAGAAGCCTAGGCGCTCATCCGGGAGATGGACGGTGAAGAAGATCTTCACGCGGCGGTTAAGCTCTCCAATCTGCGGAAGATTCATAGCCACACCCTGTAGGGATCAAGCAGCGCATTAACGAATGGCAAGGGCTTGAGCTCTCCGGCAGTTGCGGCCTGGCGCTGTTCGTAGAAGTGTGCAACCTGAACCAAGATCCACTGTCGGATGCTAGCTGGGATGTCTTCAGCATTGGTGCCGAATCCTTTGACTCCATCACGAGTGATTAGACCACGTTGAAGCTCGTGTTCAGCCATCTGCGTAGCAGCTAGCACGAGACTGCGGATGAGATCATCGTCCCCGTGCCAGTCCACGCGAAGGTGCTCCTTTGCGGCCTCGAGGCTCACTGCCCCGACGGCCGTTGAGGTGTCGATCGTCATCCGCATCTCCGTTTACTTCGTCGAGACTGGAAGTACGAGATCTCCACCACAGAGAGCTTTAGGACGCTCGACGCCAAAGCCAAGACGACGCTCTGCACGGATCGTAACCAAATTCTTCTGTACGTTATCCATGTCCTGTTCGAACATCTCGACAGTCATGCCCTGGCGCGGCCAAAGCGTGGCGGCCTGCGTGAAGTCGCCAACGAGGAACTTCTTCTGCGGGATTGCCGGCGTCGGCCAGATCGGCAGGCCCCAGAGAGCCTTCGGAGCAATTGAGGCTGGATGACCGAGATAGTAGTCGCCCGAGCTGTTCTTCTCCATCTGCAGCCGCGACCAGTCGACCGGATTCAGAAGAATCACGTTCGGGCGATAGAAGGCCTGTTCAACCTTCGTCTTCGCGTGAAGGATAAGATCAAACAGCGTCGCACTTTTCGCGGGAAGATCATCGGTCGTCGCGTCATGCGGCGTGTACTGTCCGGCGGCAAAAATGCCAAGCAAGTGATTCGTCGAGCCGTCGCCGGAAACAAGTTCGTCTTCGACGACTAGATCAACACCGTAAACAAGTCGCTGATTGATGTACGCGGCGAGCGCGGGTCCGTCAGCCATCAGCTGCTTCGAAACGCGAGCCATATGCGCGATCGTCTGGATCGTGCCCTGCTTGAGGGCGTACCCAGTCGAGCCGAAGGGCTTCTGACCACCTTCAGGGACGAAGGCCGCGCCATTTACGAGTTTCGTCTCGTCTTCCATCACGTACTCGTACGCATTGGTGGTGATCGGAATCGTCGGGAAGAGCGATTCGATTGTGAGCGGACGGTACGCACCGGCAAGAATTCCGGGGCGGCGGTAAGCCTGAACGACGCCGCCGGCCGGGGTGGTGATCGGATTCTGTGCCTCAGCCTTCGTATCAACCTGTTCGTCAAGATCAAATCGAGCACGGCCAGCACGACCAGTAACCATCGCCTTAAAGTTCTCACTTTCGACGAACATTTCACCAGCCGACTTCATACGGACGGCCTCTTGCACCTTAACGCCCTTCTGTTGCACGTCAAGCAACTGTCGCGCAAGCTTCGTCTGTTCTTCACCGAGACGCTTGAGCTCAGCTTTGTTCGATTCGGAGGTAGCTGCCATCTTTTCTTCGATGCGGTCGATGGCCTCCATGATGTCCTTCGTTTCCATTTTCGGTTCCTTGCTAGATGGATTCCTCGAGCTTCTTGAGTCGCTCGAGTAGGTCTTTGGATGCCTTCTCTTCGGCCTCAGCCTCCCGCTGATCCAAGAAAAGTTTCCGGGATTTAGCGACGATTGCCGTCGCCATCGACTTCGAGAAACCGCCTGCATCCCGCAGGAAGTTCTCTAGATTTCGAATAGAGTCAATTTCGTCGAGGTCTTCGGACCTAACATCAGTGATGCGCGCCGCATCGTCTGCGGGGTAGCTCACGATCGATATTTCGAGGAGCCGCCCGATCGACTTATACTCACGACCGCCACCATCAAGCTCTCGGCACTCAGCACCACGAGAAGAGAAGCCAACAGAAAGTCCATCGACAGTTCCATGCTTGAGAGCTGCGAGCACGGCATCAGACTGTGGATTGCCAGGCGTAAGCTCACCCTCGACGAGAAGGCCTTTTTCATCCTCGGCCGCAAACGTCCACTTGCCGATCGGCAAGTCCCACCGATGTCCGAAGAACATCTTCGGCATACCGTAGGTCTCAAGAGACTTCTTATAGGCACCGGGAAGAATCACGTCGCCATAACTATCCTTGCCGTTGAAAACAGAAGCGTAGCCACGGAACTTTCTCGTGCTCCCTTCTATCATCTTTAGCTCAACATCCTGAAGCGGGATGCTTTTGTACTGCACTGCCATCACTGCCTCACAGGTTCGCCATTTACAGGCGAATTGGCCGGTTGCACCTTTCCAAGTCGATGCAGCGGCACCAAGTTACTCTGAGCTGTGAGATCGTCACCGCCCGGAACAGGCGGGAGATTCTCCAGCTTCCGAATCTCGTTACGGCTCATCACGCCGTTTTGGGCCATCTGAGAGTAGAAAGCCGCACGTGTCTGTTGATCTGTGCGAAGGAAGGCGTCAGTCTTGAACTCGATTGTGAGTTCTGTTTGATCGACTCCGATCAACCGACGCTCAAGAGCCTGCTCGAGCTGCTTACAGAGCGGTCCAATGGTGTATGTGTGAAAACCTTTCGTGATCTGCTCGATCCCAGAGCCCCACGTGGTTACACCGCTTGCTCCTACAAGCACACTCGGTACGCCAAACCAACGGCAGATTTCCTCTACCGAAAAACGTCTCGTCTCAAGAAGCTGAGCGTCCGCCGGCGAAAGCGACATCTGCGTGTACTTCAGACCGCGATCAGCGATGATCAGGCCGCCTGTGCTCGATGTCATCTGCACCTTGAAGCGACTCATCAGATTCTTCAGCTGATTCTCGTTGAGAGCACTGTCGGTATACAACACGCCCGTCGGCTTGCTGCCTTTTCCAAAGAGTGCATTTGCGTTCTCTTGTGCATGCACAGCTTCGTTCATCGAAGCTCGCATGAACTCGAGCTTCGAGAGCCCCATGAACCCGTTGCCAATACCCTTCCAATGAATGACGTTTTCAGGCGCCCAGACCGAAATCGCGCCGTCCTGATAGTAGGTGTAGACCTCACCTCCCCCCACGACAGAAACTTCCATCTGATCTGGAGACACCGGAATGAGCGCAATGGGTTCTCCGGAACTGTCACGCTCAATACGTGCGTATGCATTTCCTCTCAGCAAACGGTTAACAGTCATCGCAGAGTAGAACTCAGATGGTGTCATCCATGCATTTGGACGCTCATGAAGGAGCATCCATAGGCGACTGCTGCGAGCCGGTACACGACCTCCACCTTCGTCTGCGTAGACAAAGAGTGGCAACGTCCCAATTGTGTTCGCCAAAAGCTCAACACACGCATACACCGCAGAAATTTGCAGTGCAACATCTGACGGAATCTCTCGCGTCTGATCAATCACCGGCGCGAGAGGTAGCGGCACCTGCATCCCTGATGCAGTCCCGAGCGGACCTCCCCAACTCGTGATCCAGTTGACCAACCGGCGAACGAACATCTAAGTCACCATGAAAAAAAGGTTTGATCGGACGACTCTACAAAGCCAGCCCATCGGTCGTTGTCATCAACGATTGCGTTGCCGAGTCCCATAATTAGTGCGACCACACCATCGATCTTCTCTTCGTAGCGCTCCTTGCGCGGGAAGATGTTGTCCTTCGCGTCAACCTTCGCAACAACGTTGCCCATCATCCAAGTGAGCACAGGGTTACCGTCGTGGCAAATACGGTGATCGAGAACAAGTGCTTCGAGTGATTTCATCGGGTCCGACATGTTCTGCACGGTATTCCGGCACTCGATCATCGGCGCATCGTCCTCTGCGAGCGATGTAGCAAGCTGTGTTGCCTGCCACGGGTCATAAACAATGGCACTGACCTCATATCGAGAGAGATCAAGTCGCAAATCCTCCTCAACCACGTTGAAGTCGGTCATCGCACCTTCTGTAACGATCAGATAACCCTCTTCAGCCCACCCCACGTACTGAGAGTTTGTGGACTGTTCAACTGCGCGACGCGGCAAATAACACTGACAGAAGACGGCGTAGGTCGTACGGCCCTCATCATCTTCGCCGGGGAAAATCAAGACCTTCGCAGTCAAGTCAGATTTCGAGCCAAGGTCAAGGCCGATAAAGCACTTACGCCCCTCGAAGTCCGTGATGGACATCTCTGGCACTTCACAGCGTTTCCACGCCTGCATATCCATCCATGCTGTTGAAGCGGAGCACCATACATTGAGATGCTTTGTTTTGAAGTTGTTCATCGCCGATGGCAGCGCTATTGCTTTCTTTTGCAGCGACAGAACCATTTCTGGCATTACTGAGACGCCCCAATTCGGGTTCGCCTTCATGAGCGCTTCCTCAGTAGTCCAATCGTCACCGTCATCAAGACCATAGATGATTCCAAACTGAGTCTCATCACTGATCTCTTTTCCTAGCACTCGTGTGACCATCATGCGCACTTCGTAGCAGATACCCGAAGTATCAAAGCCGGCAGTCGTAATGACCCAAAGCAACGAGTTCAGGCGCTTGCCTAAGGACGTTTCCACTACGTCATAGACATCACGTGTCTTGTGAGCATGCAACTCATCAATGACCGCCAAGTGAGTGTTTAAGCCGTCCAGCGTTGATCCTTCCGCACTCTTGGCTTGAAAAGTAGAGTTTGTCGATGGTACATAAAGGGCATTGGCCAAAACTTCCAAACCGAAGCGTTGGCGCAGCGGCTCGTTTTGTTTGGCCATCTGCTTCGCGTCACCGAAGACGATCTTCGCCTGATCACGCGTTGTCGCGAAACTGTAGACCTCTGCACCAGGTTCTTTATCGGCAACAAGACAATAGAGGCCCACTCCACTTGACAGACTGGATTTGCCGTTCCCCCGTGGCACTTCAATGTAGACGCGCCGAAATCGACGACCGCCATCAGCACGTCGACGCCATCCGAAACTTGTCGTCAGGATGAAGATCTGCCAAGGCTCGAGCACGATTCTTTTCCCAGCGAGCGCACCCTTAGTGTGTGTCAGGAGCTCAATGAACCGACAAACTTCGTTTCCCTTAGCTTCATTGAAAATGTAAAGACCTGAAGCTGCGAATCGCTCCAGGTCTTCTTTTTGGCGTTGACACGCAAGCTTGACCCACTCGCATGCAACGATCACTCCAGAAAGCACGCCCTCCATGTACTGGCGAGCGATACCACAGTAATTCTTAGAAACCATCGAATTCGTTCACTGGTTCATCTTTTGTCGCAATGTTCACGCGCGCGCGCGAAGAAGGCGTAAAACCGAGCTCCCTTTCGCAAGCAAGTAAGACTGTCTGAATCTGAATAAGTAGCTTTGCATCAGGATTCAATTCACGCCGCACGGTACCGTCAGTTTTCTCTGTGACGATCGTCGTGCCGTCGTGGTCAACAGCTTTAGCGAGCTTGCGATAGAGCGCGTAATTTCGCGCCCATCTTTCGAGTACGGTGAAATCGGTAACCGCCAATAGACCTTTCGGCGCATTTTCGACAGCGATCCTCCACGCCTCACGTGCTTCCTTCGTCAAACATTTCGGTGGTTGAGAAGAAAGTTCCGTGTTCGTTTTGGCTTGCACTTCTAGTGAACGACACGGCTGAAAAGTTCCGAGCGCTTTTTTCTCGGCGTCCGGTTTCCTCGGTCGTCCCATAGCTGAAACCTATCGATTTTGCATGCGTAAAAATTTAGGTAGGGGCGCGGTCTACAATCAAATGTGTTGAAACTTTTGACCCGCCCCTCCCCTGACTTGGAGAAAAGCATGGTTCTCGACCGCCAATACCAAAATGAACTTCTCAATTTCCTTTTGCAGGATTACCCCGAATACGAACATGCCCATGAGCATTGCCAGAAGCTATACATGACCGACGGTCCAAAGTACATCGGGAACGTTGACTACCTTCAGCAACATGGTCTGCTAAGAGACGGAGTCCTATTAAGTCACGGCGTGGATGGCACAACTTCTGTTGGTGTTATTCCCTTCCCGAAAATCACAGAAAAGGGAATAGATTTCGTAGCGCAGGACGGTGGCCTAAGCGCCATCCTGAATGTTCAGACCGTCAAAATCCACCCAGACACGATTAAGGCATTGGTTGAGGCGCGCCTGCTTTCTTCTTCTCTCGATCCCCAACAAAAAACTTCCTTGGTCGATCAACTGAAGAAGCTTCCAGAAGAGTCCGCCAAACGCCTACTAGACAAACTTTTGGATATGGGAATCCAGGCAACGCTGTCTTCTGCATCTGGTCTTTTTGGACTTCTGTAAATATCCGGATGAGCTGATTGCCACTCACGAGGGCAACTCCGGTTTCCGTAAAGACGACATCATGCCCGGCGATGGAAGCTATAAAGCCATTGCCGGGCATGTCGGTCCATACCTCCATCACCGTGTGGCCGGCTTTGACCATGAATTGGATGCACTGCGGCGTTACCAGCTGAATCATTCCTTCCTCTCATTCCCAAAGCCTCCATCCTCAGAAGCCGTCTTTCGCGAGTGACAAGCGTGGCAGAGGGCTTGCAGGTTTTCCTCATCAAAGAGAAGGATCGGATCGCCACGGTGTGGCTTGATGTGATCGATATCCGTTGCAATTGTGAGGCGCCCTTGCTTCATGCACTGCTCGCAGAAAGGGTGCTGCGCAATAAAGCGATTACGAAGCTTCTGCCATCGATAGCCATACCCCCGTTTTGCAGAAGAACCCTTAAAAGCGGTCCTACGCGCCTCTCGAGCTTTACGAGCTGCAGCGGCATGCTTTTCAGCATCGCTTTTATGCTGTCCACAAAAATCAACACCACGCGGTACAGAGCGCCGACAACCGGGGTGTTTGCAAAACGTCATGAGAGGCATTACATGGAAGGCATCAAAGATTTAGCCAAAACCCAAATAGCAAAAAGCCCGCACTCAATCTCAATCGAGCCGGGCTTTCTTCTACTTTCTCTGGGCGCAAAAAGACCGCTCCTCCAGAGCAAGTCTTTCGCGTCTGAGACGGTATATAAATTTTGAGCAATTATAGAGGACGATGCAGAATTTTTTCAAGTCGGTTGCGAATGACCGTGCGTCCACGTGTAAGAAAGTTATCCACGTCACGATAGCGCATGCGTAGTTTGAAATGGCGCCATATCAAGGACAGCATATGCTCTCGGGAGACTGGGTATGCATAGAGCGCAGCTATGAGCGCCTTAATGCACCTGTCAGAATGCGTAGTGCACGGCATTCCTTGCCAGGCACGATTGACTTGAACTGCCTTAGCGATATCAACGGGAGAGTCACTTTCGAAAATGCCGCTCATAGCACCGGCCTCAGCCATTAGGCGAGCCATAGGGGATCTTCCAGGACCTCTGCTTTCTCGACTCCATCTCCCCCAGTTGACTAAATAGTCTTCAAGTTCGTCGTCAGTCATTCTTCCTCCCAGTCAATTGCGATCACAATCGTTCCCGGCTTCTTAGGATTCAGCCATACCTGTTCTCGATGGTGGAAAAGACAATCGTCAAATCCAAGTGCATCGGCGATTCCGTCGTAGAACGACTTGCAACGTTCAACCATGTTCGACTCGTCACGGCGCCGGCGATCGGGAGGTTGAATGATCAGCTGCACGTTCAGCCGAGTTCCGCTCTTGAGCGTTGCAGGTTGTCCCATGAGCTCCTGTTTAGCTTTGACGAATGCTTCCTGCCGCGCAGCCTTCACTAAAGCCGCTTTTGCCGACCAATGACTTCGGCCGTTCTGTGAAAGCTTGACTCCCGGCCAAGGAAGGTCTTTGACCAACAGCGTCCTTTTCATGAATCCCCCCGAAACTTTCTTCCGTAGTAATCGAGTGCTTTGAGGCGCTGTTTCTTGACTTCATCTGGCGCCTCGTCGAAGTTCTTGCATTGCCTCGGCGAATCAATGCGCTGCAGCACATTCCAGTCACCCTTTTTGATACGAAGCGAGCAATAGCCTGACTTTTTTGCTAACAGGAAGCCTCCTTGGTCATAAGCCGCTCCAGCAAAGTGAACGCAGCTGAGACACACAACCGGACACGGGCCATAGACCTTTAGAGCAGAAAAGAGATCTGTCATTTGGTCCTCCATCGGTAGTCTTCCCAGTCGAACGCAAAGCACTGCCCACCATCAGATAGACGACTGATGGCGGCATCTCCAAGAACGGTTCGAAGTGAAGCATCCTGGATATCCTTGCCGACGAGAGGCAAATTTGAGATTGCTATGGTCGGTCGGCACTGCTTGTAGCGACCGTCGATGATTTCGAAAAGTCGGTCAGCCCCGTGGGAAGAAATGGGACTGCGACCTATCTCATCGATCACAAGCACATCCAGATCAATGTAGGCACGGATGAGTTTTGCAGCTTCACCTTTCGCACGTCCGGCATCATCTTTGCCGTACGTCTCATAAATCTCAGAGAGCAACAGGCTACAGTCGACGATCTTTGCGACGAAGCCTTTGCGCAGGGCTCCCATGACAATTGCTGCGCCTAGATGTGTTTTGCCAGTGCCAGTCTTACCGACAAAAATGAGCGATTTTCCGCGGTTAACACTTGTCTCAATGTCTTCCCCCCAGGCTAGAACTGCGCTCTTGACCTCTTCCATCTTTGCGTTGAAGGTCTGCCAGGAAGTCACAGTCATGCCTTGGAATCGCGGAGGGATTTCAAGTGAAAAGTGCTGCGCGAGAAATCTTTGCCGAGAGCACTCTGGACAAGACGAAAAATGGAACGTGCAGGAGTCGTCGACCCAATACGAACGATACCTACCATGCCGAGAGCACTCATCCCACCGCACCTCGAACCGGGAGTCCGTAGTTATAGTCGATTTCTGCTGTGTTTCTTGCGCCGAAGCCCGCATAGCCTTGATGCGGCCGATCAGCTCTGTGATTCCCTGCATAGTGTCCAAATCCTTTCTTTTCTCTGCCGATCCAGCCGAGGAATTGAGTCTTCCACTGCCGCATGGTCTTGGTTGTCGTGTTGTTTGCGCCTAGCCAGCAACGCATCTTGGTGAAAGTTGCTTGAGCATCAATCTCAGGCCTGAGCTTCTGAGCGTCGACCCGCCAGTCCTCCGGAATGTCTTCTGGAAATCGCACGCGAGGAGTTCGCTCTTTGCGCGGTTGCTTCGGTTTAGAACAGGCCTCAGATTTACGCGTTACGGCATCCTGAGCCTCCGAAGGGTCATCACCAAAAACCGAATTAAATTGCGTGTCGCGCTGTTTACTGATGCTCTCGCATGGTGTTTGACCGTCAGGAGAGAAAACGTCCTCCGGCATCGAGTCAGCTTCGAGAGCAGCTCGCGCGGTCAGGTCGTTCCACTCAGCCTCGGCTTCGTCATCGAACCCCTGAGGCGGTGCGACGGTGCTCGCGCATGCATGCGCAACCCTTCCCTGTTCTATTCCCTGTTCTATTCCCTGTTCGGGTTGAGGTTCCTCAAGGGGTCCCCTTAACTTTCCTAAAGGGGTCCCCTTAACTTTCCTCAAGGGGTTCGGCTCACAAACGTTAAGGGGTTGAGGTTCCTCAAGGGGTTCACATTCCTCAAGGGGTTCACATTCCTCAAGGGGGTTACATTCGTCCACCACTTTGGGAATCTTCTCTAGATGGAGCACAAAGTGGCGAGGACAGCCGGGCTCCTGAGTGCACGACACAAGGCCGCACTCTTCGAGCGCCCGAATAGTTTTGCGCACAAGGTTTGCGTTTACGCGAGAGACGCGGGCGAGCGCGTCCGTCGACGGGAAACACATCCCCGTCTTCGAGTTTTGAAAAAAGGCGAGCGCCTCTAGCACGTCGACCTGCGTTCGGTCGGTCATGCCTGATGCGCGCACGACGAACATCTCCCGATAGCCCATGGCACACCTCAATCGCGGAAATCGGGACTGAGAAGCGCTTTGGGAATGCCGGTCACGCGGGACACTTCGGCGACGCGCCCCAAAGGGATTCGACCGTTTCGAATCCACAGCGCAATCGCCTGCCGCGTGAGGCTTCCGCCGAGCTTCTGGGCGAGCTTCTCCTGAGAGCCAGCGGCCATCACCGCGAGCACCGCAGGATTCGGCTTTTCAGACTTGCTTGACATAAAACCCTCATTTAGCAAGATTCACTTGACATCGAGAGTATATCGCAAGTAATGGTTGCGTTGCGTCTTCGCAAGTTTTGATTGCACACTCTGTGCTAGGAGAACACGAATGAACACTCGCAAAAACAGCATCGCCCGACTCATTCGAGAGAAGGGACTAACACAGGACGACGTCGCCAAGCAGATCGGCGTTACGCGACAGGCCGTGCAGCAGTGGGCTTCCGGCAAGACTTTGCGACAGGAAAACCTGTCGAAGCTCGCTGAGATCCTCGACACGTCGATCGACCAACTTCTCGCCGAAGACGGTGTCTCGGTCGTTCCCTATCGCGCACCAGTCGACGACATTCCCGAGGAAGGGTGGGTGCGTGTCCCCGTCTATGCTATCGAAGGTTCGTGCCACGACGGCGTTTGCGAGAACCAATCCAACTCCCTAGACATCGTTCGATCAATCGAGTTCCGTGAATCCTTCCTTCGCTCATTGCCGGGCGTCATCGGATCGAAGAACTTTCACATCGTCACCGCCGACGGTGATTCGATGGAACCAACCATTCCAAACCGCTCACTCTGCATCGTCGACGGATCGCAGAGCACGATCCGCCGTGACGGCATTTTCGTCCTTCAGGCGAGCGGCCAAATCTTCATCAAGCGCGTGCAGCGCAACCTTGACGCCACATTTACGCTCCTCTCGGACAACTCCGCCTACCGTCCTATGAAGCTGGATCCCACCACGATGGAAAGCGTCCGGGTCGTCGGTTGCGTCGTGTACGTCTTCTCCGGCAAGGAGTGCTAATTCAAGGAGAATTCATGCAAGCAAACAGCGTAATGACTAACACGCCGCCGGCGACTATCGAAGAGATCTTTAAGTTTCTCGGTCAGTTTGAGCCGAGAAAATGCGACTTCTGTGGCTGCAATGAGTGGACTGTGATGCTCAATGCGCACGGGCAACCGTCCGTCGTCGACCACAACCAGTACAATATTATCAAGGAAGGCGATGCATATGTTTACATAGCTTTCCTCCACGGAACCACCGAGAAGTGCATCCTCGTTCGTTGCAAAAAATGCGGGCAGGTCAAACAGTTCTCGTATAGTGCGCTCATGGAATGGGTCATCAATCGACGCAAACAGCTGGAGGGCCCAAAAGCATGACCCAGGGCTTCGATACAGCTGAATCATCCAGCAAGTTCGAGGAAAAAGTGATGGACCACGGAGAGCGGCTCGCTGTGCTTGAAGAGCGAACAAAACACCTCGCCTCAAAAGAAGACCTCCAGAAAGCCATGAACGCCCAGACATGGAAAATCATCTGCGCTATTGGATTGCTCGTTTCCGCTGTCGTGTGGATCACCCAAAACGTGCTGAAGTAAGCGGCTCACAAGTTCCTAGCCCCTGCCACCTGCGGGGGCTTTTTTTATTGCCCGTGCATCGGCCGCAACACTCATTTGCTTTCTCGGGTTTCCACTAGGCAAGAATTGCTTGCAATTTACCCTTGTCAAAGCTAATATGCTCTTACCGAACGCAAGTGGGACTTGCTTCAATCCTCCTCCCCGCCCCAACAGGGCCGGCGAGCACCGGGCGGTGCAGAGCCGCACGG